CGCGCTGGCCGGCGCGCCACCGTCGGCTTCCAGGCCGATGTGATCCAGATACAGTTGGCGCAAGCGCTTGGCGCGGGCGGCAAACTCGGCGCTTTTGGTGCGGTAATTGACCACATCGGCCGCGATCGTCGGGTCATTGGTCTGGGCAAACAGGTTGGCCAAGGTCTCGCAGCAGATCGATGCGGCCAGGTTGGCCACGGCGTCGGCGTCGCCGGCGATGATCTGCGCTTCGTTGCGCGGCACCGTGATGGTCACGCGCACCTGCTCGCCAGGCGCCGGGATATGGTCCAGCAGGCGCAGCACCGGCCCGGCCGGGGTGTGATAGATCGTGCAGCGATCGCGCGACAGCAGCGTGGCCGGCACCGCCCCCAGGGGGTACTCCACCCGGCGCACTTGCGAAAATTCGGTCACCCAGTTGGCCGGCAAGGCCAGATCGTGCGATCCGTCGCCGGTCAGGTCCACCACCACATCGGCCGGCCGCGCCTTGGAATAACGCTCAAGGGCTGCCACGATGGCCGGTTCGTAATCATCGATGTAAGTCAGCCGGCCGCTGTCATCTTTGGTCTTGCTTTCTACCTGGTCGATCAGCGCCATATCATCTCCGGGTCAATCGGGGCCGAGCCGTTGCGCACCCGGCCCGGCCCCTTCTCGCGTGGGGTTTATTGGATAATTTTTTGGCTTAAGGCACGACGTTGCCCTGGAACCCGCGATAATCGACCACCGCCCCGCCGTAGATGTGGCGGATCTTGTAGGTCAACTGGTCATTGGAGAACATCGAGCCCACGTTGGGCATGTCCTGCAAGAACAGCTCGGGATCCTCGCGGCCATCGAGAAAACCGATCTCGATGGTGGGAATGTCTTTGGGATCGGCCACCAGGTACCAGTTGTTGGCATCCACCCAGTAAGGATTGACGATCAGCTCCCAGGTCTGGCGGCGCACCGCGTCCGGGGCGGTCGGCACAAAAGCCCCGGCGTTGGGCTGCACGGTCAGCGTGTAGGCCGTATCTTCCAGGGCCGCCGGCACCACCAGGTATTTGGGCGGGATGCCCAGAAAATCATTGGCGCCCATGTCCTGTTGCTGGATCATCTGCAAACGCGCCGCCTGCAAGGCCGGCCCGGCCAGCGGCGCCACCAGCAAGTTGGCGTGGGCGGCGTTAAACAGGGCCACCGCATCGTAGATCACTGCGTTGCTGGCCATGAAGTTGAACACGAACCGGTACAGGGTGCGTGCGGCGGCCCGCGCCAGCTTGGTCGGAATGCGCCGGATAGAGCCCACATCGTCGTTTTTGATCATCTCCAGGGTGATCGTCTCGACCCCGCCGCGCTTGGATGGCGCATAGGTGGCCTCTTCATCGGCAGGGCTGACCAGGGGCACATACGGGCCGGCTTCGAGCACCCCCGGCAAATCGCCGTAACCGCCGAAGCGGGCGCGGCGCTGGGTGCGAAAATCGGCCAGCGGCACCACCTCCACGATCTTGCGCCAGTCGCTCAAGCCGGCCAGGTTGTACTCTTTGATCATGCGCCGGGTGATCGAATCGCCCAGCAGCAAGGCAAACGACCCCGAATTCAGCGCGGCCGTCAAGCGCATGGCCTGGCTCATCTGGCCGGATACGCGATCGTCGCCGGTGATATCGATGTAGGCCGCCTTGAAGCTGTGGGTTTTGCCATCGAAAAAATCATCCAGATGCTGCACGGCCTTTTCAGTCGAATCGACCGTCAGGCGCACGCCGCCGGCGCCCGACACGGCCCCCGAGGCCGTCAACTGGTCGAGCACCTCTTTTTCCTCCTTGATCGCGGCCTGCAACTGATCGGGCGCGAAAATCTGCCCCTCGAAGCGCCGCCGGACCTTGGCCTGCACCGGATCGGGCAGCTTGCTGGCGCCCAGCTCATCGCGCAGCACCAGCTTGCAGGCCAACAGCTGGGTGGCCTGCAACGCCTCGTTGGCCACAGTTCCTTGGCCTTGCCCGCCGGCCGGAGCCTGGCGGGCCATTTCAGCCGCCACCAGGGCCGCCACCGAGGCCTTTAAATCCTCGCCGGCGGTCACCGTCTGGCCGCCGTCCATGGCCGCCACGATCTGCGTCATGGCCGCCTCTTCGCCGAGGGTGCCATTGTTCATCTGGGCCTGAATCTGGGCATACAGATCCGGGCGCTTGGCCGCCAGGGCGGCTAGTAACTTTTTAAACATGGGATCCTCCTGTTCGCCCGCGGACACCGCCGCGGCCATTTGTTGTAAAAAACCACCGCCGGCTGCCGGATCGTAAACCACATCCACCTGCACGGCCTGGATCTGTTGCGGATAGAGCATTTTTTTGCCGCCCACGGCCACCGTGCCCGCCTTGGCCGAGATATCCACCGATAGCCCGTAGACATAGGGGATCTGGTTCTGCTCGCAGGCGACCAGATCCTCGGACAACCAGTGGGCCGACGGCATGATCACGATCTCGGCGTAGATGGCCCCGTCATCGGCCGTCGGAGCGGTCAGAGCGCCGACCAACTCGCGCGGGCTCTTGCCGAAGCGGTTGCGTTTGTCCTGGTGTTGGGAGGCATTGAGCGCGAACACCTTGGCCCCCTCGAACATCGGCAGCGCCGCTGTGAGCGCGGCCTTGTCCCAAAAGATCGACCCGGCCTTGTCCGGCCCGAATTCGATCACTTTGACCCGCCAGCGCAACCCGGCCGGGCTGTTTTCGGTTGCGGCCACAAAGCTGCAGGCCGCCTTGAGCGGGACGAATTCGACCCGGCGCTGCACGGCCGTGGCCTCTCCCAGGGTCACCTTGCCATCCACGATGGCGTAGGTGCGCTGGTAATAACCGGTCGCCGGCGCCGCTGGCGGCGTGGCCTCCACCTCGTAGACCACCTGGTCCGGGTACAGCTCCACGATGTAGGGGTAGCCATTGCCGCCCAGCGCTGCCTTGACGGCTTCGCGCACCAGCTTGGTAATCTGTTCGAAACTGAGTTTCATCCGTCCCCCCTTGGTTTATTCGGCGGTGGCTTTTTTGCCAGTCTGCTCGACGCTGACCTTCTGGCCATCGGCCAGCACCAGCACCACGCGGTCGCCGTAGTCGCGGAAGGCCAGCACGTCTTTTTCCTGGGCGGGCCGCTCCTGCGCCTCGTACTTGACTGTTTTGCGGCCCTCGTCATCGACGGTGCGCCGTTTGTGGGAGCGGAAACGCAGGCCCTTGAGCCAGGCCGGATTGATTTTGCTCGGATCGCTGTTTTTTGCCTCTGCCATGTCGTGTCTCCTCGTGTGCGTTCTTGTGGTTGCTGGGTTCGGTTTATAAACCGTTTACGCCGGTTTACGGCGCGGTCGATTTTCCTGGGCCGTATATCGGGGTGCATTTTCAGGCACCCCGCTCAAATCGCCTCTCAGGCGCTCACAGGGCCGGTCTGGGCGGCGGCCGTTTTGGCACCCCAGGACGGGTGCCAGGGCACCACCTCGCAGGCGCAGTTGATGGTCTCCTGGGGCGGCGAACTCGGCGCCCTGGGGTACTCGATGATCAGCCCGCCGTAATGGAAGGGCTTGTCCACCGGCTGGCGTTGGCCGTTCAGGCGCACATGGGTGAGGCGCGGCACCTTGGGATGCCCGGCGTGCCACCACTCCTTTTGCATCTGCGGCACGCTGTCGGCCGCCTGCTTGAGGCTCTCAACGGTGGCCGCCGACTGCGCCCGGCCCATCTCCACCTTGGCGATGGTCTCGGCGCGGGCCTCAAGGCTCTTGAACACGCCCGGCGAATCCAGGCTGCCGGCGATGGCCTGCACTACCTGCTGAGGGGTTTTGACACCCAGCAACCCCAGGGAGAGCTCGCCGCGCACTTTTGCAAAGGCGTCTTCGGCCAGGCCCGCGATGCGGAAAAACGAAAACTCTTTCAATGTCGCCAGCATCGGCCCCGGTATGTGTCCGAAGGCCACGAACAGCCCGCCTTGCCGCATGGCCGCCGGCACCAGATCGGCGCCCGCCTCCCAGGCCGCATCGAGCAAGGTGCCCATTTCGGCGCCGGCGCGGGTCTCAAAGGCCGACAGGTACAGCTCGATGCTGGCCAGATTGCTCTTGAGCATCTGGGCCGTGTAGGTCTCTGCGCGCACGAACGCCAGCTCTTCGGTCACCTGGCGCTTGACCTCAGCCATCAGACCGCCCAGGGCCTGCTGGCCGGACAGCTGCCTGGCATCCTTGGCTTTCAAAAGGCGTTTGATTTCGGCGGTGACGGTTGCCATCTATCGGGCATCCTTTGCGGGCTCGGGGTTCTTCTTGGGGTTCTTCTTGTAATCGTCATACTCCGGCGCGATCTCCTCGGCCTCCGGGTCGTACTCGTAGCCGATGAAGGCCAGGAAATAGGCGAAGGCTTTTTTGGCCTCCTCCTTGGGCATCCAGCCCTGGGTCTCGGCCACGGTCAGCGCGGCCGAGACCTGCGTCAACATGGTCGACAGCTTGGCCACGTCCTTGTCGGAGATCTCCGGGGTCTGAACGTCATAGCCGTACAGCTCATCTTCGGGCACGCCGGTCAGATAGCGCGCGTTGACCGCGCAGGAGATGACAAAATCAAAGATCATCTCCAGCATGTTCTTGGTCTTTTCCTGCCGCGCGCTGATGATCTTGCGCGCCGGGGCGTCCATCTCGGCCGCCGTGGCCCGGTTGACATCGCCGCCGCCGCCGAACCAGTGTTCGGGCAAGCCCAGCGATCCCAGGATATGGTTGCGGTGCAGGCGCGCCGCCTTTTCAGAGTCGCTGGCCTTCAGGTCCGGCGAGATCGCTTCCGATTTCACCTTCTCGTTGTGGATAAAGGCCCCGCCGGTCTTTGGCGGCTCGTAATTTTTGCGTTCATCGTTGAGCTTTTTTTCGTCCGCCCCGTCGACGGTGATGTCATAGTAAAACGAGTTAAAGCGCGCGTACTTATCCGAGCTGTCGAACAAAAACTGCTCATAGCCGTCCAGGTGGTCGGCCACGGTGAACAGATCGGAGCTGCCGCGCATCTCGTTGGTCAGCGCGTTGACGGTGAAGAAAAAGCATTGCCCGTCGGTGAAGGTCTCGCGCAGGGCGCGGCCAGGCTCGGATAAAAAGTCCTCGTTTTCGGCATCCAGCACGATCTTTAGCCGCCGGCCGCCGGAGGCCCCGTTTTCGGCCTTGACCGTCAGGCCCACTTTGATCTTGACGTTTTGCGGGTCGGGAAACACCTCATCGATCAAGGCCGGATCCAGATAGCCCAGGCGCACCCGGCCGGTCTGCTCGGCCACGAACACCGGCCAGCACTGCTCGCCGTAGATGCCCAGCTCGCGCACGAAGTTTTCCCAATGCATGTCCATGCGGTTGACCGAGTCCTGCCAGAAGTTTTTCAGAAGCTCTTGAACAGCATCGTTGATGCAGGTAAACGGCATGCCCTTGGCCGCCACGAAGGCGGTCACCACTTCGATGATCCACTTGGCCAGCGGGTTGGTCTTCCACAGCCAGTAGGCCACCTCGATGGCGCGTTCTTGCACCATCAAGGGCAGCTCGCGCGTGGGCGCGCCGGTCAGCCGGCGGAACCCGATCTCCTCTAAACTTTCTCCCACCGCTGCCGGCAGCCGCTCGGCCACCTGCCGCTCAACCTCGCTGCCCAGAAATTTCTTGACGATCGCCGCGCGCAAACCCATCTATGCCGCCCTCCTGTGCAGTCCATTCAAAATCCGCCCCAGCAGGCGGCCGCCCCTGGGGGCATGATAATCGTCGGTGCGCTCATCCTCGGCAGGCCGGGCCACGGCGGCCTTGACCGCGCCGGCCTCGACCAGGCTCTTGAGCATCTCAAGGGCGTCCGGTCCGTCGTCATGATCGCCCATCGGGTACTGGATCAGCTGTTGCACCAAAATGGCGTGGTGGCGTTTGATGCGGATCCAGCCGTTTTTGATCCACGGCTGCAGGGTCTGGATGCGCAGGTACTTGTCCGAGTGGCTCTTGATCTCCTGCACGTTCAAAGTCAGGTTGCGCTTGTGGGCCTCGCTTTCCAGCGTATCCTTGAAAAACTCCTGGAACTGCACGGTCTCCACGCCCATCGCGGTAAAGCGCTGCCGCTCGTGATAGGCCAGCACGTCCTCGATGATGCGCGACGGGTGGCGCTTTTCGATGTCGGCAATCTCCACCCACAAAATGCCGTGCTTGAAGTACCCGGCCAGCAGGGCGGACGGGTCGTGGCGTTTGCTCTTTTTACCCATTGACGGATCCAGGGCACCGTACAGCGGCTCGCCGGTCAGCTCCACGTCGCCGTCATCCCAGTACTGGATCTCGTCTTCGCGAAAGAGGCAGTCCTCCGGGTTGATCGGCTCGTTTTGCTTTTCGCTGTCGAAATAGGCCGCGCCCTCGGACACGCGCATCTTCATCAGGTAGTAGTACGGCTCGCGCTCGGGCCACAGCACCTCGGCGCCGGCCAACATATCGGCCTTGTGCTCTTCGAAATAATCGTCGGCCGCGCGCTCGGCCTCCTCTTTGCCGATGGTGATATCGGCAAAGATCTTCTGCCATTCGTCCCAGCGCCTGGAGGTGGCGTAGCGGATCACGGCCTTGAATTTTAAGCCCTTCCAGCCGGGCTTTTTCAGCAGGGCGGACAGCAGCGAATCGTAGTGCAAGATCGTGCCCACCACGATAAACACCGTGTCGGGCTGGCCGATCTTCATCAACGCCTTGAAAAACCATGCTTCGAGCTTCTTGCGCTGATCCGGGCTGCGCACGGCCTCGTCGTTTTCCAGGTCGTCGCAGATCACCAAATCCGGCCGCACGCTGCCGTGCCGGAAACCGCGCAGTTTTTGGCCGGCGCCGGCCGCATGCACCTTGACGCCGTTGCGCGTGATGATCATCATGGCCCGCCATACCGGCCCTTCGCCGCAGATCTCGGGAAAGTCCTGTTTCAAACGCTCGTTGCTCTCCAGCTCCAGCTTGATGAACGACAGAAAGCTCTCTGCCTGGGCGGCCGTTTCAGATACCGGTAGAATGTAGCGTCGGTGCCGGTAGGCGATGCTCCACAGGGGCAAACCGAAAGTGGTCCAGGTCGACTTGGCATTGCCGCGCGGGGCGGCATCGGCCTCGCGGTCGCCTTCGCCGGTCTCGATCGCCCGGAAGATCATGGCCGGGTAGCGCCTGGCAAAATACAGGTGCAGGGCCGAGGCAGCGGTCAGGAAATAGTGTGGAAAATAGGTCTGGCAAAAATAGGCCAGGTCCTTTTCAGCGCGCGCCTTGCGCTGCTTCTGGGCTTTTTTGTCCTCCGGAAAGGGGCGCGCGGCCGCCTGGATCATCTGGCGGATGTTCTCTACTTCCCGGTCGAACAGTTTTTGCTTGGCCGCAGTTGCCATTACACCCCGTATTTTTCGTGGCCCCAGGCAATGATGTCGTCAAAATTGCCTTCCAGGGCATTGAGCAGACCCTCATCGTGGCGCGCCGCATACGCGATCAAATCGCGCACGAATTCCAGAAACAGCGCCGAGCGCTGCGCCGCGTTCTTGAGCGCGGCGGCCTGCGCCATTTGCTCCCAGCGCTGCACCAGCGTGCCCAGCTTGGTGATCGCGTCCAGGCTCACATTGTTCAAGCTGCCGGCCGCCGACTCTTCCAGGGCCGTCAGCTCCCGATCGAACAAGTTGCGCAAACGCTGCACGTTGCTGCGCTTGACCTGGCGGGCGCGGTCCCACTCGTCGTATTCTTCTCCCGGCACCTTGGCATCGCCCTTCCACACGGCCAGCGTCTGGCGGCTCACGCCCAGGGCCGCCTCGATCTCGGTCAGGCTCTGGCCTTCGATGTACATGCGCATGGCCACATCGTAGAGCCGCGCCTTGTCGCCCTTGGCCGCCATGCTATGCCAGCTCCTTTTCCAGCCGGGCAATATCGGACACCACCGCCTGCAATTCGCCCCAGGCCGCGATCAGCTCATCCATCTGGCCGGCCATCATCGGCACCTCCAAATCATCCACCGGGGTCAGCGCCGTGTTGAGCCCGGTCCGGATCGCGCGGCAGTTGCCCTCGATGCGCAGCCGCAGGCGCGCGGCGCGCTCTTTTTCTTCAGCCAGCTTGCCGCGCATGGCGGCCCGTTCCATGTTCATTCGGCTTTTACTCCTGGCGCGCGGCCGGGCAGAATCGGTTGTGCTTGATCGAATCCACCAGGTGGGCCTGTGTCTGGGTGTTGAGGGATATGACCGAAATCGTTTCGCTGTAGAGCTGCTCTAACCGGGTGCAGGTCGTCTCGTAGTTTTTAACCAGGTAGACGTTGTTCTCGTACAGCCGTTTGATCTGCCCGATATCGTCGCGGTACTGGTTCAGTGTGAGCGCCAGCGACTTTTCGCGCTCGGCGATCTCTTTTTGGCGCAGTGCGTCCTTTTCGGCATTCTCTTTCTGGCGCAGCTCGTCTTTGCGCTGATCGCGCTTGTTGTCGAAGTGCCAGATGATGAACACCAGGCCGGGCAGCCCGAGGATCTGGATAATGATCGTTGCCAGTGGCAGTGAAATCGCTTCCATCAAAATCCTTTTTCAAATCGTGTTTGACACGCCACGCAGCGTTCGCAGGGCATGCCGTTGGCCGCCATGGCCGCGCGCCGTTCGGCCGGGATCGTTTCGCCGCAGTCGCTGCACGTCTGCGACAGGGAGCGCCGAAAACAAGCCCGTTTTCGGCGCATGTTCTTCATGAAGGCCGCTTCGTGCGCTTCGGTATCCGCGCCGGCCCGTTCCGCCTGATCCACACCATTAACCCTCTGTGACGCCCAGCAGCGCATTGAGCTCGGCCCGGCGTTCTCGGCGACTCTCCACGTACTGGCCGATGTTATCGGGCGTAATGGTCACGCCGGTGCGCGTGCGCACGCGTTCGATGATGTCGTAGATCAGGTTCAGGCCGACCGCGATCTCCACGATCGGCAGCTCTTTGATGTCCTCGATGATTTTGCTACCCATGCCCGTTTCTCCTGGCGTTAGCGGCTATAAGGTTTGCGCCGACTATTTGCTTTCGATGCGCTGCGCCACGCCGATCGTTATATCGCGCAGATACTGCCGGAATTTATCCTGGTCGGTGCGCGGCACATCCCCGTACATCTCCCAGTTGTTGAGGATCACGTTGGCCTTTCGGAAATAGGAGATGATTTCGGCATCCAAGTCTGGGTTGCTCTGTTTCAGCGCCGCCTGGTATGGCCGGTACAGCTCCTGGGCTTCGATGTAGGCGTCCTGGGCATCGGCGAACGTGCCCAGAGCGATGGTGCCGGGATCGCTGGTCCGCTGAAGCAACTGCTGGGTGGCGCTCTGGTTGGGCGCGCAGCCGGCCAGAGTGCCAAGGACGATGGCGCACCCCAGCGCAAAGACCAAAACGATCCCCATGGAGATCTGCCCGGACTGTCCAGCGCTATGCGTGGCCTTGCTGTTCTCGCGCAGCTTGCTGATCAGCATCATGGAGGCCGCGATCACCACATGCACATTGTCGATCAAATTGCCGATGATGTTGTTGGCGCCGTCCATCTGCTCCTGGGTCACATCCACGCCGCGGCCCTGCAAAATGGTACCGACGATCAGGACCACTGCCGCCCCGATGCGTCCCCATATGGCGCTCATCCAGAATTTATCCGTTTTCATAACCATCTCCTTGCGTGTGTTATTGTCGGGCCATTTCCTGCGCCGCCATTGGCGTCAGGAGCCTTTAAGCCAGATCGCTGCGGAATTGTGGCAGATTAAAGTATTTGCCGGGGCAGGTGCGCCCGTCGCGCGCGACCTCCCTGTGGCCGAACACGCGCTCCGTGGGAATGGCAAAGAGCTGCTGCAGCGAGCGCACCAGGCGCAAGCCCAGGGCCAGTTGGTCGAGCGGCGGTGGCGCCAAATCGAAGTTGCCGACGAACAAAATACCCAGCGCGCGGCGGTTCATGCCGCCAGCCGGACAGTGCGCGCCCGGCGCGTCCAGCATGCGCCCGATCAGGATCTCGTAATGCTGATCGACCAGCTCGATGCCGATGTGGTAGCCGATATCCGACCACGGGGGCGTAACCGGCGCGCCTTGTGCGATCAAGGCCGGCACCTGGTCCGGATCGACGCTATAGCCCTCGCACTTGTACGAGGTGTGGTATTTTCGAATGGCGGGCCAGGAGACGGTGGCGCCGTCCCTGGTCAGCGAGTGGTGCAGCACAATGGCATCCGGCATGGAAAAATCCTGTTCGCGTTTGAGAAGGGTGTGTCCTGAAGGCTGCGCGCCTTGCGGCGCACAACCTTCAGAACTTCTCCCAGCCCGTCAGGATTTACTAATAGCCGGCGCGGCGCGGAAAACGCCACCGAAGTACTGCAGTTTATCGCTTCTCTTTGGGGGATTGAAAATCAGGCAGGATAACAAACAGACGCTAAAACATTTTGATCTGCTTGTAAACAGATTCGTCGGCGTCGGCGCGGCGGCCGGCAGCCGTTTCGCCGGAGACGATCGCCCGGATCCAGCGCACGGTCAACCCGTACTGGATGGCCAAATCGCGGTAGTTGCGACCGTTGAACGCGCTCCGGATCGCCCGGTTGCGCGCTGCAACGGCCAACTTTTCGGGCAGCGGGATGTGGATGCGGTCGCCGCCCATCCGGGCGGACAATTCCAGCAGCTTGTCCAACCCGATAATCTCGGCGATCTGCCGCAAATCTTCGGGCAGATCTTCGTTAAGGATATCGTTTATGGGATCGGTCATTAACGTTTTGCCTATTCTTCTTCTGCCAGCTCTGTCAGGTACTTCAACGCCTTGCAAGCGGCCCATTGCGCTGGTGTGTCCGGTTCTTGGCTGTCCTCGTTTGGCAGAGCCGGGTCAAATGTCAGATTGATAGTAACGCCGCCGCCTTCTTCTTCATTGTCTGTCAGTGTAATCGTAGCTTTTGCCATTGGGTTTCCTCCCTTTATGATGTCCATACTACGGGCCTTATCTTAATGGGCAATCAAAACCGCATGTTTCACATTTTCTGCCTCCAACCATACATGGGGCCGGTGAACTCAGCGTCATAGCCTGTTGTTTTGGCGAAAAGTGTTTTTTGACAACCTCCATCGAACGCATCATCAGATCGTTTATGAGTTCGACCTCTCCATGCTTATGGGTTACAAAGTCAATTCCAGATGGGTGCGGCATGGTAAGTTGCGCCCTGGTAATGATTTCGTCGAAAATCGTGTAAAGATCGTTTTCGGCCTCAATAAATGCTTTCATTTAAAAACCTCCCTTATGGGGTCGCTACGAGCCTGCATACTCAGGCAGGTTCGACGGTATTAAATCATTCGCAATGTCTATCGGTCGGCCAAAATGCAGGATCCCGATCAACGCAATTGATAGGGCTGCATTTTGCAAAAGACGCTTTTTTAGTTCAACAATTGCATGTGGGTTGGCCGGATCGATCATCTCAATTTTTAGCGATTCCATCATCATCACACGATCCATCGCCGGTGATTTCGATTCCTATCGATTTAAGAAATTTTACAGCCGAAAGGGCTGGGCCTATAGGGTCGCGACGCAATCCACGCACCCATCCCCACCCACCATCAGCATTTGGCTTAGGCGCCCTGTTCTCGCGGAGATATAGGTGCCATCCCATATAAAACGGCCCTGGGCAGTATTCAGCTATTAAAAATTTCTTCATTGATAGTAATCCCTATCGGTCACTTCATTTTCTGCAATGAATAGATGGCCGGCATAAAGCCATCCGGGCCATGCCGCTGCGGCTTAAGCTGCGCGATCGGCAGATACAAGCTCAGCGCCGTCAGATACTGCCGGCCGTTCTTTTTGTTGATCTCCAGCTCCTCGGACAGATCCGCAATCGTCCAGGTGCGGTGCAGCTCGATAAAGCGGATGGCTTTGATGGCTCTTTCGATCACCGAGTAGCGCTTTTGCCTGCCGGAATCAGCCATGATGCCCATCGACTTTCAGGTCCGTGATGGTGATCTTGACCGTGACCGGCCGATCGCCGCGCCGGTAACACTCCGACCATGTCAGGCCCATTCTGGTCTGGCGCTGTGAGATGGCATTGGTGCGGCGGCTGGAGATGGTTCCCAGATCGATGCCGCCGCGTTCGTTGTAAATGGCATAGGCTGTTTCCGTTTTTGGCGTCATTTCTTCTCCCATTAATCAGCTCCTTTTCAGATATCGATCCGCTCCGGCCGCACAAGACCGGCCGCACAGCGTGCCCCGAACATGCGATCGGCATACTTTTGCGGGCAGTGTTCCTGGATAAATGTCTCGATACCCGGATCCGTCCAGATGCGCACCCACCAATCCTCGCCGTGCTCTTTTTTCATGTGGTTGGCGAACATCTTTTTCAAGCCCTCGATGACCCGGTAGGCATCGTTGCCCGTGCGGATCTTCTCGATGCCCAGACGCTTTTTCATCCACAGCTCAAGGCCGTTTTCCAGCCGCCAAGGGACCAACGCGGATAGCGCCGCGATCTTGGCGATCTCCACCTTGGAGACCATGGCCACCGTTTTGCCGTCTGCACGCGGAATCGTCTGGCGCGCCGGCCGCCTTCGCTGGCCCTTACCCTTGCGCACTACGCGAAATCCCCTGGCCCTGAGCTCTTTTAAAAAATGGTCCGCCTCGGCCTTGCTGATGTCGCACGTGCTCGCCTGCCCGTAGCGCGCCAGCAGCATATCCTCCTTGAGCGACTTATCGATACCCAGTTGGCTGCAGGCGATGCCGATCAATTGGCGCTGGGATTTGGTAGAGGGGATCATCGTTTTTCCCTTTCGCCATCAAGGCAGGCGGCCGCCTCTTCCAGATCGATCCAACCGAGCACGGCGGGTCCGGCCTCCGTGGCGTCGGCGTTTCGCCACACTTCTCCGTCGTGATAGCCCGGCCATACGGGAAACTCTTCGTCGTTGAGCCGCATCAGCACGGTCGAATCAGCGTCGGGCAGGTCATCTGGTTTGTTCCATTTTGGCATACCCACCTCCCCTTACAGTCGTTTACCCCAGCGCATGTCCACCGGCTCGGGCTCATCGGCGTGCGGTTCGTCGGCCAGCAGCCGGCAAGCGGCGTTGTAGGCCGCCTCAAACCCGTTGCCGACCTTGCTGTACAGCCCCCGGCGGGCATCTTCCGGAAGCTGCATCCAGCACCGGTAGCAAAACGCCATGCCGCGCTGCTTTTTACTGCCGCACTGGCACTCTGTGCTGCGCAGCTGGGTGACGCAAAACAGCTGGTCCTGTTGCGCCTGGCTCATACGCTTGTTGCTCAACATCGTTCGCCTCCTTGGTTGTGGCTGCTCATCAGGCCGCCCGCGCCACCGGGCGACGATCCCGCCACTGGGGCGGGATTTCGCATCAGGCTTTTTCGGTGATCTTCTCCTGGCTGGTCTCGTACCAGAAGGCATCTTTATCCACGCGCCGCGCGCCCACCAGATCGAGCCGCTCGGTCGGCCAGGTGGCCAGCTCCTCTTTATTGACCTCCTCTTTGGTGCGGATGGCGCTCCCAAATTTCATATCCTTTAGCAGGCCCAGGACCATCTCCCAGGTGTGCTTGACCTTGGGCTTGATCTGGCTCGATTTGCGGTAGCCGATCACGCCGTAATCCAGATCGCGGCTGCGTTTGTCGGCAAACAGGGTCTTTTTGTTGTACTCGGCAAACGCCTGCAAACCGCCCTCGATGACCGTGATGCGGGCCTGCAACGGCGCGGCCTGCGCCTCGCTTTGGGCCTTGACCTGATCGATGGCGGCATTCATATCCGCCTCGATGGCCGCGATCTGGCGCTTGATGCCGGCGATTTCGGCCAGGGCCTCGTTGGCCTGGCCAAGATCGGCGATCGGTTTAATGCTGTTGGGTTTACTTCTGGCCATTGATGACATCCTCCATTTTCTGTTTGATCAGGTACCCGGTGGCGGCCGCTTTCACGCAATCGGCCAGCACCAGAAGGTTTTGAGCGCGCGCGGGCGTTGTGTGCATGGAAAACGCCCGCGCCTCATCGTTGAGCAGTTCCGCCCACTGGCGCACCGTCTCCGGATTAACCGCCGACATGGGCGCACCTGCGGGCACACGCGTGCTGGATGCCCAGCGCGTCCATTTGGCTGCCTATGCTGCGCAGCCGATCAAAGAGCCGCTCCTTGAGCGCCTGGCTGTTTTTATCGCCCGGCGGCAAGCGAAGTTCGGTCAAATCGATGCTCGCCTGCGCCAGGTCGATGCGCAGATCGTTGATCGATTGTTGTTCGGCGTCGGTCGGGATCATGATGGGCATGGGGATTCTCCTTTTAGTGGGGGTGTGTTCGTTATGGTGCAGCACGGCGCAGTCGTTGCAGCGTGCCGAAGAAATCAAGCATCCGGCTAACAGGCCGATGGTTGCCGCGATGCAGGCTATTGCGATGATAACGGGCCACATGGTGTTGTTCTCCTCTATGGTTTGCGTTTAAATCCGAAGGCCGCGCGCAGCCGCCCAATGCGTTCGGACAATACCGATGGCTGCCGCGCGATAGTGCCGGAGGGCAGGCTGCGTTTGCGGTACAGATCGCGCGACAGCACGGTGACCGCCGCACGGTTGATCTCATCGATCTTCATGACCAGGTCCAACTCCGGGTGCCAGTAAATTGCCAGGATGCGGTACGGCGTGCCGTCCATGCGTATGAAATCCTGGCATTGCTGCACCCGGACCGATTGGGCGCAAAACTGCGCCACGCCCTCGGCCGTGGGCCAGTTGCCAACGCGTTCCAGCCAGCGCTCCTCAAAATGTCGGGTAAGGGTCAGGGCCTGCTGCATGGTCTCCTCCTACATGGCCGCGATGACATCTGCGGAAATTAAAGGTTCTCCCATCTCGCAGGCCATGTTCAGCGCGCGTGCCGTGTAGTTGTTGACCAACAGCGGGTAGGCATGGCTGATCTTGGATTTGCCGTCGCGCGACACCGATGTGAGGCGCTGTGACAGGGCCGCATAGGCATCGTTGGCGAAAATATCGTCCGCCGCCTTGCCTACGCGCTTGAATTTCAACGACAGATAGTCCTTCAGGTTGCCGTTGAGCCCACGGATCTCGGCCACCTGCACGCGGCGGATCACCTCGCGCATGTCCACGTTCTGGCCCTCGTTGAACATGTGCTTCAGCTCGCTCTGGCCGATCAGGACGATGCCCAACAATTTACGATAGCCGTCTTCCAACTCGTAAAACCGTTTCAGGTATTTGAGCGTGCGCACGTTCAGGTCATGGGCCTCTTCGATGATCAGCACGTGCCGGTAGCCGGATTTACTTCTGTCCATCAACAGGCGTTGCACCTGGCGCGTTTTATCTTCCAGCTTGCAACGGCAGCGCTCCGAGCTGATGTCCTGGATGATCGCATCGCAGATCGAAGCCGCCGTCAGCCGTGTTTTATCGATCATCTGGGGGTAGATCACCAGCACGCCGCCATCTTTTTTAAGCGTCTCCACCACCTTGCGGCGCATGACGCTTTTACCCGATCCCACCTCCCCGATCACGGCCAGGAAACCGCCGTGGCGCGCCGCATCCAACATGGCGGCCTCGATGTAGCGGTGCTCGTCGCTCATGTAGATGTCGGCGTCTTTTTGGATATCGTCGATGAACGGATTGCGAAAAATCTTGAAATGCCGCAGTGCTTCCTGAGAAATCATCTCCACCTCCCATGTGATCGTTAGTTGCATCGGATCGCCCGGCACCATTGCCGGTCCTCGGTTGACTAAACCACGGCGGCCGCGCGCCTGGCGCATGTCGCGCCCCAGCGGCTGCCACAAATCGAGCGCCGTCCAGCCTTGCGCGCCCATAAAGGCCGCTACATTCGGCCGCGCGCAAAGCGATTCGGCCAGGGCCTCGCGGAACCCGTCCGGCTTGGCCGGCAAATGCCCGCGGTTGATCGCCAGATTGATCGTTGCGCGGCTTACGCCCAGCTCGGCGGCCAGATCGGCCTGGCTGATGTTGCAGGCCGTGATCGCCGCTTTGATCCGCAGCGGCGCGAACGCATTGTCATACGCAGCATGCCTCGACATGAGTTCTCCTTTCGGTTGCCTATGTGAGCTTTTCTGTTTCCGGTGTTTTGCAATTTCAAAGCGCCTGCGCCGCGGCCTGCCCGCAGCGCCACTGCGCACCATCGCACAGCGCGGTCACCACTTCGTCGGCCCGGCCAACGGGCACCGACTCTCCCAGTTCGGCGCGCAGCTCGGCATTGAGCTCGCGCGTGAGCGTCACCCCGGCATCGCGCAGCCGCTTGAGCAGCACCATGATCGGTATTTCCTTGGCGGCCATGTCGCGTCCCACCTCGATCGGCGTGCCGCGGCGCGGCATAGGCATGGCGGCCACCTTGTCGGCGTGATTGCCGTGCACCTGCAGCGTGCCGCCAAAGGGCAGATCGCCCTTTTTCTTTTCCTCGCCGTAGGCCAGGTTGTCGTTGGCCTTGCGGGCCTTCATGGCCTGCGTGTCGGGCTGGGCCTTGTACTGCTCTCCGATGATGGCCGCATCGGCCGAAAAACCGCCCGCCAGCACGCCCACCGGTGAGACCAGGTATTCGGTCTCGTTGAACACCACGCCCACCTCCGGCCAGTGATAGGGCCGCAGGATCACCTGCACCTTTTTGCCTGGCCGGATGCCTTCGATGTGTTTGAGCCGATAGTTCTGGCTGCGAAACGATATGGTGTTGTCGGCAGCCACGGTGCGTTCGACCTGCGGCTCGGCGAACAAGTCGCGCAGAATCTCGTCACAGGGCAGGTCGATCAGCTGCTCCTGGCTGATAGTCAGCCAGCAGGCCGTGCGCGTCATGCCGTGCCGACTGTGGCGCCGCTTGCCGTTCCAACGCACCAGCCAGTCGGTCACCCAACAATTGAGCTCCTCGATGGTGGTGGCCGGCTCCAGGTGCAAGCGGGCCTCGAAGTGGGTTTCCACCAGGTTCTGCGCATTTTCGGCCGAGCCCTGGCGGCGTGGATTGTGCGGCATGTTCGCGGGGATTTCGATCTCCAGCCGCTTGAGCAGTTCCAAAACCCCCTTGGCAACGTTGGCGCTGCCCGCGTCCATCAGCACGAATTTAGGCACCCCGCGAAACGGGGCTTTTGCATGGTGGCCACCGCGCCAGGCGGACGATAGAAAATCGAACGTCATGCGGGCGTTTTCGCCGCTGGCCTGGTAGTATTTGACATACAGGTAGTGTGAAAAATGATCGGCCAGAACCAGGCGGAAGATGCGCTCCTTGATTTTGGCGAAATTGGCCGGCTTTTTCTCCCTAAAATCTCGCTCGTCCATGAACCCCAGCCCCTTGCCGCGTCGCAGGTAGTACTGGATGCAGATCGAGGCATCGAAAACATGCACGTGGTTGGGGTGCAAACTGGCCATGCGGATGCACGGCGCAGGCGCGTCTAGGGCTGCCCCGTTCATTTCACGTTCGCGCAGCAGAGCGGACAAGCGGCCTTCGGATATATCTCCGGGAGCGATCACGCCGTTGTCGATGGCGATATCCAGGGCCTCTGAAACAGGCAGTATACTGCCTTTAACCTGCCGGGCAGTGGCCTGCACGAGCGTGGACACGAACTGCAACTGCCCGTCGCTCAGGGTGCATGTACCGGCGTCGCAGCGGCGGCGGCGCCCGCTGTCAAAACCGTGTCGTTTGGCAATACGGTACAGGGTGGCCGGGCTTTTTCCGGTCAGATGCTGGTATTCGGCGACAATGCGGTCTTTTTCGCCGTTGACGGCCTGCGAGAGTCTGCGTGTCATTTCCTGCGCCCACTCCATGGCATTTACTCCTCCGCTTTGTTGGCCCGCAGGTGCGGCGGAACCCAGTCGTCATCGATTTCCGGCGTGCCATACAGGTCGGCCGCCGTGTCATAGGCGGCCAAAATCACGCGTTTGAAGTAATCCAGGGTGTGCATGTACTTGGCCTTCATGCGCACGGTGGCGTCTTCCGGCAGCGGGTTTTTCTCCGGGTCGTAGCGCATCAGATAGCCGTCCAGGATCGTGCGCGAGTTGTCCAGATCCTGCAGGAGGGCCTCCTCACCGGCCGTATAGCCCGCCTTTTCGGCACGCCCCTCGTATCTGGCGATCTCCTTTTCCTGATTGTTGATCAGCTGCTCTTTGGCCGATAGCAGCTTGTCCTTGGCCCGCATGGTGGCCTTTTGCTCATCGATGACGGCGTTTTTGGCCTCCACCAAGGCCTCGATGGCGGCCTGCAGGTCCTCGCTGTGATCCGGGGATAACGGGATGCGCTCTTCGCCGATCCTGACGCACTCGGCATCGATGACCACCGAGCCGTCATGGGTGAGCTGGCGCAGCTTGCGCAGTTCGCGGTAGCCGACCGATAATTGCTGACATGTCGTCAAAAATTCCTCACCGAACGCGGCCAGATTCGCAAGGTCTTCATCAACCTTCTGGCGAGACATCCCCACGGAATCACAGAACTTATCCCATGTTCCGATACCTGGAATATCCCTGTAGACCTTCGATGCCTTAACCTGCTGAAGCCAGACCAAACTGCTAACGGTCGCGAATTTCGCGAACATGTTCGAGGTCTGCACCTGGCCGATAGCTTTGTAACACTGGCCGATCATCTTCTCCCGGTGCTCCTGCTCGGCTATGCGCAATTCTTCCTGCTTCTTATCCATCTCCACCACAGAGAGCGCCGCTTCGGTGTCCGGGTCGACAACCGTTTTCTTGAACAGTTTCAAGTTCTTTTTAGCCATTGTCTTCCACTCCCAAATCTCTAAGGTTGCTCTTCATGCGATCGATGCCGCTTTCCAACTGCGCCTTACGGCGCGCCCAAAACAGTGCCAGGCCGTCGCCCAGTTCCCAGTGTTCGCCGATGCGCCGCACCAGGCGCTCATCTTCCAAGGTGACCAAGTGGCACATGGTCGTGCCGGTCGGGATATCCAGCGCTCGCGCGATGTGCGTGCCGGCCACCGGCGCTTTCTGATCGGCCAGAAAGCGCAGCACCCGGATAGTTGTCTCCACGGCGGCAATACGTTTGTAAGTCGTCATTAAAATTCCCCCCTAAGTCCGATTGAAAAATTATTGATCACGCAGGTTGCTTCTATGCCGATCGTGAATCCCTGCCACAACTGGCGCGGTCGTAAATCGGTATTGAACAGGGGAACGCGCCATTTTGCCGGCAACAGGTCTGTGATCAAATAGTGCCCGAGCAGAGTGACCCCCATATAGAGATCCACATCCCGTTTGCTCGGATGATCGCCGAGGATCGGGTTCGTTTCGTAATAACGATGGGGCGTGCCGGCAACTTCGCGAGTCTGTGCCCAGTCGGCCACGTGCAGCGCCGTGTATGCCACTTGCAACGCGGCGTCCTGCCGGCTCCAGCCTGCGCATCCAAACAAAACCGTCGAAATGATGACCGTTAACAGTGTTTTTCTCATGCCTGCCGACCCTTTCTTACGGATACAGTCCGTAGGCTTGCATGGCCCAGTAGTACCCGAAAAAGTTTCCCGCAGCCGATCAGACAAACCGGCAGTGTGGTCGTTGCGGGATTGAGCGCGTAGTTGTGATGGATTTTCATCAGCGTCTCCCCAGTTCGCGCTTGAGCCGGCGCATTTCGTTCATGGATTCTTCCAGTTTGCCCAGGGTCATCTGGCGCAGCTCGGCGCCCGTGGCCACCTTGGCGCCCTCGTAGGCCACGATGGTTTTCGAGGGGTACAAAAAGCCGGTCGCGTGCTGGATGGCCACCATCAGATAGGCCGGCAAAGGGTATTCAATTGGTTTGGACAAGTAGTTGTTGAGCATGTGGATCGTCAGCGGCTTGCGGCATTCTGGCGGATCGGCCAGAACGCCCTCTGGCGTGCGCCCGAAAAAGGCGTTGATCTCATCCACCAACTGTTCGCGCGATCCGCCCCACTCGCGGATCGCGCGCTTGACCGCCGCGGCGATCTCGATACCGATCTCGAATTCGTTTTCGAATTTTTGATTCGACGCTGACCCCTTTTCAATCGCTTCGGCGATCTGCTGGCGGGCCTCGACATAGCGTTCCACGCGCTCTGCGAAATCGAATTCGAATTCCATCTGGTTGGGGTCTATTTTTTTTACTCCCCTAGACATGGACAACCCCCTGGTTTTCGGGATAAGTGTTGACCATCAAAATTGATTTGATTATTAAAAGGAGGTTGGTTATGCGGTACGTCATGGTCTGCTCTTTGCCGGAATGTGAGTTTTCGAAAACCAACAGCTATGAACAAGGGGTGGATCAGTTCTGTCCAAAGTGCGGCAATGAAATGTACTGGAAGTGCCCCCATTGCGACCGCCCACTGCGCGATAAAGGCGCGGCCTTCTGTTCTGGGTGTGGCAAATCCATCAAGCCTCCAAAAAGCGCAGAGTCGAATTAGCGCCGCAAAAGGGGCAAAAGTTCCATCCGTCATGCGTGATCAACTGCGTCCGGCCACAGCACACCAAAGTAACCTGGCACGGGCGCAAATCGTTGCCGCAGCGGCCGCAAAAACTGTGATCCACCTCGATGTGCTCGTTTTCGCATTTGGGGCAATGTGAGATGACGATGGTAGTGGTCTTGCTGTATGTCATGGAGGTATCCCTATTTAATGGTTGAGGGACTTTCTCTCGTAATACGCTGGCCAAATTTGCTCCACCGGCCGGCCAATCACGCGGGCGATCTCCTCGCGCACATGCGTGGAAACAGCGCCGTGCCGGATCACCAAGTTCACTAGTGATCTTGAAACGCCCCGACGCCTGGCGATATCGCTCTGCGTAAGACCGGCCCGTTCAATGGCGTGTTTGATATCGATAGGCTCCACGATCTACCTCTTGTTATATTTTGTGGTTTACAGTTGTGCGGCGGCCTTTTTACTCGTTCAATCTGTCAAACTGTAATTGTCCAATAACAACAAATGTAATTAACTGTCAAACAGAAAAACAACAAATGGAAAATTTTAACAATAGGCTGAAGTGGCTTATAGATGAGGTATCAGGTGGGAATGTTACCGAATTTGCTAAGAAAACTAATATTAGGCAGGCTACTTTACATAATTACACTAAAGGCAGGATGCCGAATGCCGAAAGTTTAAATAACATTTGTAGTTATTTAAACGTCAACTTGAACTGGCTTTTAACCGGCAAGGGCGAACCATTTATCAAGTTCGCTGATTCTATTGAGCAAAGCGCTCCGGCAACACCAAAATCAGAAAACGTAATCGAAATTCGCCATATGGAACTTGTGAAGGGGTTTAAGGACAAATCCCGAGCCCTCAATATCAATAGCCATCTGATGGAGTTGGAGCGGCTGGATGCAGACGCTTTCAAACGCATTGAGTCCTATATAAAAGGGACGGTGGACACAATTCGCGAGTTGGCCGAAAAGCAATCACGCTATGGCCCGGATCGCCGCAAGGCCGAACGTCGAATACAACATAGGCCGGGCAAGATCCCAAACGGAATGGAAAGGCGCAGCGGCCAGGACCGGAGGAAGAATTACAAAGCTGCCGGCTCAGACGGGTAAGGGGACAGTGCATGTTTCAACCAATACCGCCATGCCTATACAAACAGCCGTGCGTAAGCGGCAAGGTCAAATGCGTCTGGTTAAATGTTTGCGATTGCGCCAATATTCACCCCTGACAACCAAACGGAATTGCCATCATGAAAATAGCTATCGGGCGGATCGCGATAACCCTCGCAGCCATACTGATAATTGCTTGCAATTCAAAGGTTGATCCCTTCCATGCCTTGGTCAAACAGGATGATCTGAAAGGCAAAATTGATCGAGTCAGCCTCTCCATAGATAAGAAAAGCCCCAAGGTAAGCAAGTGCGGCTATATGCTCCAAGGGACAGCCAATGTTCCTTATAATACCACGCGCGAAAAAACCCGGACAACCCTTCTCAGCCTCCTAACGCGTATTCACCAGCAAGACACAAATTGCGACTGGATCGACGTCTGGCTATATACCGAAGGTGGGATAAAAAACGGTTTCCAAATAGGGAAGGCTTCCTACAAGAATGGATCAATTGAACTGATGTTTTTCATTCCCTCTGACGAACAGCTGGCAGCGCCACATGGCAAGGGATATCCTCTTACACCTATTCGATTGCCGGCATTTGAAGAGTTCACGCTTGGTGCAAAAATCGAATCCGAATACCATAAAGTATATGGCGCCATAAGCGAAGGAGACCTTAAAACGGTCACAGCAAACAGCAGGCTTGATAGATCGCATGATGTTTTGTTGGATGAAACTAAGGGTGATCGGGCTTATAAAAAATTGGCTCTGGAATTAAAGATGGAGGTAACGGAAGTGCGCCGAATTCGCGAGCTTTGCAATTCCTATTACGATTTATGGGATACGGAGGTTTTGAATCCATAAAAGGAACAAGACCCATCCTAACCAGCTATTTTAGATAAAGTATCGTTCCGATTTTAATTTATAGTCTCAATACGCTTCAAGGTTCACTCATTAACAACAATTTGTGCTTTAAACAGGTGTTGCGGGCAAATTTTGCGTCCTAGATCCCGTAGCAAAAAGCCGCTATCCAAATAAGCTTGATGTTAGCCACCATCAAAGGAGAGTTTGTGGCAGGAATTCAATGGGGTTCTATAGCTGACTGGGTTTCTGACATTGGTTCTTTGTCGGCTGCTGTCGTAGCCCTTTATGTCTCGTTTTCTGCTCGGCGTAAAAGGCTACAAGGATACTGTGGAGAACAAATAATAGTAAGCCCTGGACAGCCGAAGGTCGACGTGCGAGTGTTTCGCAACGCCCCACAGTCATCAACAATATCGACTTTACTTTTGGAATCTGGCGCTGGAAACCAAAACTTTTCGTTTCGCTAAGGTATTTCCATCGGCGTTAGATAGGAGATAAACAATGCTAAAAGTACATTTCCTAAATGTTGGAAAGGGAAATTGTGTCATTGTAAAATTCCCTAGCGGTCGATTGTCAATAATTGATATAGACAACTCAAAAGTCGAAATCGGTAACCAACTACAAGATCCCATCGAGTTTTTAAATGAGAACTATCCAAACCAATCGATATTTCGCTTCATTCTAACCCATCCGGACATGGACCATTTTTCTGGCTTGAACTATTTGAATAGCCTCAGAACCATCGTAAACTTTTGGGATACGCAAAACAACAAAACAGCCGAGGAGTCAAAAATTCATCTCGGTGGATATGATGAGGCAGATTGGTATTTTTATCAAAAACTGCGAAAGCAATCAAATATCCCAAAAGTTATACATGTTAAACAAGGCGACGAACCAGTAAGTTACTGGAAAGAAGATAATATAACGGTGCTTGCTCCTTCCCAGGAAATGGTAACCAAGGCCAACACTTCAGGGGAGTACAATCATTGCAGTTACGTTTTAATGATTGAGCATGAAGGAATTAGAATCTTACTTGGTGGTGATGCCACAAAGGACTCATGGCGCCACATTTTGGCCAACTACGGTCCTGCCTTTTTGAAAGCTGACGTATTCTTGGCTCCACACCACGGTAGCGACCAAAATATAGAAAAGGATGTGTTTAATCATATTAAACCAGATTATGTTATTATTTCTGATCATTATGGCCACTCTTATGATTACGCGTATTATACTGGTCTGGCAAATAAACAGGTTTATTCAACTAAACACTTCGGGAATATTACCGTGGAAGTAAGCAGTTCACGACGAGTCATATTTCCAGAAAGAAACGGATAA